GCGAGCCCAGTTGGTCAGCTCGCTGGATCCGAAGCCTGAGTAGGCCAGCTCCATGAGGGTTGGCGGCTCCCCATCGCGTTCCTTGGCCGGCTTGGCGATGTGATGGATCCAGATCCAGCAGACTCCGGTGGACTGCAGGATGGGCTGGAGCTGGTTGCGTAGGAACAGAGAGACCGACTCTTGGTTCGATAGGTCCGATCCGAAGTAGGACAGGAGCGGGTCGCAGATGATCATGTCCAGCTTGGCCTTGATGATGAAGCGCCGGGCGTAGTCGAGGAATGCGGCGCCGGTGCGGACGGTCTCGGTCCGGAAGGATAGGTTGGCCCGCAGACGCTCGTGCTCCTCAGGGTTGAGTCCTAGACCCCGGGCGACACCCTGGAAGGCTTCTGCGAGATCACCGGTGTTGTTCTCGGCCTGCACGACGCCGATGCGTAGCGGTCGTTCGCCGCCGATGCCGAAGAAGTCGCGGCCGACTGCCCACTGCATGCAGAGCTGCATCAGGAGCGAGGACTTACCGATGCCGGATCCACCGGACAGGATCATGGAGGAGCCGCGTGTCAGCCACCGGTTGCCGACGAGGTTGTCGGGATCGTTGGTGGGCGAGAAGGCGATGAGGTCATCGACCGAGACGGCGGTGTCGGTGTCGCCGGCCAGCTCGAGGTTCTGCTGCCACACCTCGAATGTCTCGGCTCCGACATGAGTGGCGAGCAGGCGTTGTCGTTCCCCGGATCGGTGGGCGCCGGGCAAGCGTGAGTAGCGTGATGGGGTCTTGTTCTTGGGATCGATGCCCTGGGCTGCGAGCGTGTTGTAGATGATGTCCCGACGCTCGTCCCACTGGGCGCGGTCGACGGCATCGACGCGGACCCATGCGTGGATGGACTTGCCGCCTGAATCGATCAGGACGGTGATGGGTAGGCCGGAGTCGACGAGGATCTTGCGCTGCTCTTCCTTGGCCGACGCATCCATCTCGACGAGCACATGTCGGTAGGAGGACACAGCCTTGTCAGCGCCCGAGTAGTCGTTGGCGATGAATGGATTGATGCGGACGAATGCGCCCATGCCGGCGGGGCTCAGGAGCGGAGAGTCTGGCCCACTGAACCGTTCGATCCACTGCTCGCGAGTCAGGAAAGAACCGGTGCTCTGAGGCTTGCCCTCGTCGGACACATCATTGCAGATGCAGACCACCTCATCCTGAACGAATGCCGCCTTTAGGAAGGCCACGAACTCCTCCCCGGGAATCTGAGGCTGGCTGGACTCAGTCATCAGCACAGGCGTCTTGCTCGGTAGCTTGTAGCGCGTGATGTCGACCTTGGCAGCCGGCGTGGACTCGTGCCCTGCGTTGAGCAGGTAGCCGCGTGGAAATCCGAACGGCTGCGTGGACGCCTGCTTCAGCTTGTGAGTGAGATCCCGCGAATGCCATGGTGGTTGGCAGGACCGGTTCCATTCCTCGAGGAGATCGTAGGCGTCTCGGATATCGAGGCAGAATCCCCAGCACAGGCCGCGTGCAGCGGTGAAGGTCTGGTTGTGGCCACCTTGACCCGAGATGGCAGGAGGGAGCTTTGCGAGCCAGAGTCTGGCCCGCTCAATGGGTGTCATGGCGGTTCCTCCTTACTCGACGAACCGAGTGAATGTCATCAAGAGGAAGTAGATGCCAAGGAGGCAGAGCCCGACGCCGAGTCCGAAGGACAGGACAAAGCGACGAGCTTCCTCTCTGAGCTGCACGAAATAGATCAGCACCCAGGACACCGCGATGAGTGCGGATGCAAAGACGCCGAAGCCGTTGATGATTGCGAAGAATTCTTGTGAGGTCATTGGATGTAGGTTGGTAGCCTAGTCTTTCTTGTTCTTGAAGTACTCGACCTGAAGCATGCGCTTGATGGCCTGCTTCTTGGATGGGTAAGTACCCATCTCCTTCTTGTGGGTCTTAGAAACGACGGTGTAACCCTTTTTGGATTTCTTGATCATAGTGCTTCTTCAGGTCTGCGACGGTGAGCTTCTTCTGGTAACTCATCCAGCCGCGATCGATGGCCTTCTGGACAATGCTCTTTGCCTCGGCGAGTAGATCACTGTTGGACATGTGCAAGGTGCTCTTTTCAGTAGTTGTCATGGGACGAGGTTTCTTTGCCTCTTCGAGGCGATGTTTGTACCAAGCGGATTCTTTGCGGTCCCGTTTCACTTCTGATTTTGCCTTGCGTAACTCAAGAGCAGCAGCGCGTCTGCGTTTTGCAAGGTGACATCGATCTGCGGGTACAGTTCCTGCGCTTTGTTTCTGAGCTTCCGCTTCCATTCAGGCTGCGTTGCACAGGACTTGCGACCACCGAGCCCGAGCGGCTCCTGCCACTTGACGGGAGGCACACGATGCAGGGAATAGCCGAGGGCTACAGCAGCGCCTTTGATGATGCCGAAGTTGTCGAACAGGACAGCGGTTGTGGAGGACGGGATCGCTTTGCCAGCGAACTTCGGGATGTCCTCGATCCACAACTCCGAGACAGAGGTTTTGTTGAGAGACAGGAGCCTCACGATGTCGGTTAGGGTGTCCGGCATGGAGTGTGTTGCGATCTCGTTGTCGATCAGGCAGGCGAAAGCGCCGGAGACGCCGGGGTCGCAGGCGATGATGGTCTTTTGCATAGTTGCGCGATGTAGGTTGATGCTTGTTGTTTTGAGTAACGGGAAGCGAACTTGTGGCCACGCTGCATGAGCAGCTTCACCTGCTTCGGTGTAGCCAGCTCGCGGCGTCCGCGTGCCATGAGAGAATCGATCAGTGCAGAGGCTTGGCCCTTGTTGGCAATGCGACGAGCGTCGAATCCGTAGCTGGCCAGAAGTGCAGCCTGCTTCTCGGAAACGGGCTCCAGGTGCCACTTCATGGTGGCCTCGTAGTCGACGACGTTTGCGTCTGCGGTTGCCATGCCCCACTCGATCGGATCGATCAGTCGGCCAGCGAAACGCTTTTTCTTGGCCAACTCCGCAGCCAGCTTGGCCTCGCGTTCCTTGCGTGCCTCATCAGCCGCTGCCTCTGGATCGAACTCACCCTGGGTGGTGGTGTTCTTGTCAGCGATCTCAGCGACCTCGCCATCAGCGAACAGCGACGTGGGTCGGATGAGCCGGTGTTTACCAGTCATCCACAGAAAATCCAAAATGAGCAGGTTCTGTTTGCCGTCCGCCAGCCGGGTTCCTCGACCAACAATCTGGGTGTAGAGCGCACGGCTCTTGGTGGGCCGCAGGCAGACGATGGTGTCGATGGTGGGCTCGTCGTAGCCTTCGGTGAGCAGCATGGCGTTGCAGAGGACGCCGGAGTCCACCTTGGCGAACCACTCGATGGTCTGTGCCCGGTCGTCCGATGTGCCGTCCACATGCCGGGCATTGAAACCACGGGCTGTGAGCATCTCGGTCATCAGCTTTGAGGTGCTGATGAGCGGCAGGAACACGAGGACCTTCTTGCCGCCGTACTTCTGTATCTGCTCGATGATCTGGGCGAAGAGCGGCTCGATGGCGTTGGCGCACTCGCTTGCCTCGAAGTCTCCGGCACGAATGGCGACCTTGGTCAGGTTGATGGACAGGTCACAGACGCGGACTCGGATGGGAGCTAGGAACCCCTGCTTGATCAGGTCGGCCAGAGTCAGCTCGTAGGCGACATCGTCGAAGTGATCGCCGAGGCTGCGCTGGTCAGCACGGTCAGGTGTGGCAGTGACACCCAGCAGCCTGGCACCGCTGAAATGCCGAATGACAGCTTGATAACTGTCTGCGGCGACGTGGTGCGTCTCATCGATGATGATGTGGGTGAAGTGATCGGGCGCCCACTGCGTGCAACGGCGCATGAGGGTCTGGATGGATCCGACGACCACCTTGGCATCGCGATCGCCAACGCAGTCTGCACGCTCTAGGGATGCCTTGAGTCCGGTCGCAGACTCCAGCTTGGCGATGGCCTGATTGAGAAGTTCCTCACGATGCGCCACGATCAGGACCCTGCCGGGCAGGCGATTGGCGATGTGGGAGAAGATGATGGTCTTGCCAGCCCCGGTTGGCAGGACAACGAGGAGCCGGCGGAAGTCGTTCCACTTGGCCAGCACTTGACTGACACACTCCTCTTGATAGGGTCTGAGCCGCAGTTGCATTGTTCTTGTGTAGGTTTACCCCCGAGGAGTTGGTAGCTCCCCGGGGGTTTTTGTTTCCCCACCTTGCCTTTCGGCTAGAAAGCCTCTTCGGGCGCCTTATTGAGGCGCTTCACGCGCAGGTAATCTCCGTCCTGATCGACAGTGATCGACAGCCGTTGGCCAACCCAATGGGTCAGCAGGTTGGTGAGAGATCCGGGCTTGGACAGATCGAACTCCTGGCCATCAGGCAGATCGACGTTGGTGACAGACGCCAGCAGGTTGATCCGCCACATCTGGGTCTCCTTGGCGTAGAACCTATCGGTGATGGAGCAGCCATCATCGGAGCGGTAACGCAGCAGGGTTGGGATGTCTCCGTTGCGGTCCAGAGGACCATCCTTCACGGACTGGATGCTGACGGTGTATGTGCCGGGACCTGCAAAGGTCTTGGTCTCGGCTTCGGAACGGTTGAGTGTGAACTTCATGTCTATTCTTGGGTTGTAGGTTTGAACGCCCAGTTGGGCAGTGTTAATTTCTCCACCGCTGTGGAATATCCAGGCCATGAGTTGAATTCCTGGCAGGATTTGAAGAACTCGAGCTGCTTGTCGATCTCGGCGTTGCCTTGGTCGATCGCAGCCTGATCCATCTCGTAGACCGCGCACTCATAGGGTGCTGTCTTCTCGATGGCGATGAAGATGAAGCGCCGCTTGTTTGGGAAGAAGCGCAGATACCATGCGGCCTGCACATGATACCGAAGCTGGGCGGCAGTCTTGGCGAAGGCAGCCGGGGAGGCGTCCTGTGTCGTCTTGATGTCGGCCAGTGAATCGTACAGCTCACGATGATCCGGGAGCAGGTCGATGCGTGCCTTGACGTTGATCGTGTCGAAGGTTCCGAATGCGGACACTTCTGTGTCGCCGGCGTAGAGTGCCTTCCCTGCAGCCGGATGTGACATCAGGGACAGTTTCATGGCCTCGATGCTATCAGCGGTCTCCCGTGTGATGATCGTGGCTCCTGACCCCTGAAGAGCCTCGTAGGCTTCCTTGCCGCCCTTCG